GCCTTGAGCTTGCGATACTGCGCACGATAGAGCTGCTTCTTGCTCGGAGCTGCGCCCATGGTGTCCTCCCTGTGGGTGTGGGTTGTGTGTGGTTTCGGGAATACGAAGGCGGGGCGAGAGGACCCGCCCCGCCGACTCATGCGCCTTACGCCACCGCCTCGTCCGCCTCGCGATCCTCGACGTAGGGGTCGAGGTAGCGGGTGCCGCGCGGCACGCCGTCGATCTCGATCACTCTGCTTCCGAAGTACTCCGCCAGCGCGTTCTGATGGACGCTCGTCGTGACCGAGTATCGCGTCCGGTTGAGATAAAGCCTCCCACCAACGTTCTGAATGATGCAGGTGCCGTAGCTCATGATCCGGTGGCCGTCCGTCCAGATCGATGNCAGCCCTGCGGCACGCCTGACCGATCTCCCAGGCGCGAACCACTTCCTGGCAATTTTTCCTCACGGCTTCCTCCCTACATCCGAGCCGACATGATCGCCGCAATGACGATCAACACAACGGACAGCACGTGGTGCAGCGAAGGGTCACCGCATTCCCGCGCTTCGACATGCGCCCGGACTGCGGCAAGGAGCGCGAAGCCGATCAAGAGCACGAAGATCTCCAACATGGCTTCCTCCCTGTGGGTGTGGGTGTTGGGTCAGTGGGCCGGGCGGGAGTCGAACCCGCCTTCGCCTTCCGGCCCGTAGCACGACAAAGCGGCGAGCCCCCGAAGGGGCCCGCCGCTCTGTCGCCACGCTCTTGGTGGGTCACCTGGTGTTCGGGACTATTCGGCAGCCGTCCCCGGGAGTGCCCACCAACGCTCCCTGGCCACCCGCTCTCCCGCTTTACCTGCCGGTTTCTCGGGCCGCCAGTCGATGCTGGCGACTTGCCCCCCGGGCGGTGTCACCTGGGGACCGGGGCTTGAACCCAGCCGCGGAGGGCGCCCCAGCGAGCGGCTCCGCGGTGGGCCAGGGGGACGTGAGCGGGGCGGTATGGCCTGGCGTACTCTCTCCTCCCCCTGTGGTCGGGGTTCCGACCCGAGGGGCTCCGGACTCCGAGCCCAGTCGGGCCGTCCAGCCGATCCTGCCCGACAATATACTGGGTTTCCCCGACCTTGTCAAGGGGCGCCATGACCACGGGACTTGCGATACAAGGAAACGCTGATGTAGCTTGGAGTTATCTGGGGCGCGTGTGCGGCAATACCTGGACAGGATCAGGCGGTCGAGTGGATGACATGAGCGACCACCAGCGGGGCGCATGGGGTCCCGATCCGCGGCGGCCGCGGTGCCCGCGGTGCGGGGCGAAGGTGTCCCTCGTGGTGGCGTACCGCGCCCGCAGCGCGCGGGTCGAGGGCGGGCCGCTGGTACTGTCTGCACCGTGCAGCTACCACGTGCGCGGGCGCGGCGCATGTCGTCAGCCGGTGGTCGTCGTGCTGGAGCGCGCACACGCGCGCTATGCGTTCCCGCCGTCGTGGGAGGCGATGCAGGGGCTCGGCGTCGAAGAGATCCTCGCGCGCTGGGCCCCTGAGCGCATTTGGGCCAGGGAGGCGGGGCTGTGAGTGCGCGGCCTTACAAAGGCTACCTCGGGCCGCGGGTCCTCTCGCGCGATGCGCCGCTGCGCAGCGACCGGGAGCAGCTCCTGAGGGAGGCGCTGGCGTACACCGGCGGGGACTTGCACCGTGCGGCGGCGCTGGTCGGTATCGACCGGCGCTTGGCCGAGCGCATGATCGCCGAGAACCCCGAGCTGGAGGAAGCGCTGGAGGAGGCGAGGGCGCTTGTGCGCTCACGCCTCGCCTCGGTGCTGCGGCCGTGGGAGGAGCTGGCGCCGAAGGCGCAAGAGGTGCTGGAGGCGGCGCTCATGGCCGTGAAGAAAGACGGCACGCCGGACTGGAAGCACCGCCTGGAGGCGGCCCGGGAGATCCTGGACCGCGCGCTGGGGAGGCCGGTTGCCCGGGTCGAGGCGGTAGAGGAAGCGGCGGGGCCGGTGCTCGATCCTGAGCTTGCCCAGCAGGCGATGGTCGTCTCGATCGTGCGCCGCCTCTCCGCGGTCGAGGCGGTCGCATGGGTCCGCGCGAACCCGGACGAGGCGGAGAGGCTGTGCAAGGCGTTCGCGACGCTCATGGGCGAGATCGCGGCGCGCGGCGAGCAGGTCCTGGAGGGCGCGGGCGAACCACCAAACCGTACTCAATCATAGTTCAACTACGAAAAAAGCGTAGTTCAACTACGAGTACGTCATAGTCATCGTTCAACAACGTCAGGGCGGTGCCCGGCGTCTCCTGGACGGCGTCATGGCTTGCGCGTAGTTGGCGCGCGCTGTATTATGGGGTTGGCTGATCCAGCTCGGGGGGATTCCTCGGTACGCGGCAGCCCGGGACCGGTGGACGGTTGACAGACGGTGGCGCCGGTCCTGTATGCCCTACCACGGGGCTCCGGTGCCCAGGGCAGCCCCAGTGCGAAAGCGGGAGGGGGTAGCGCACCGGCGGCGCGACACCCAAGGCGTCGACAAGCGGCCCGCAACCGCGCCCGGAGGTGTCCCGAGGCGCGGGCCCGACGAAGCGACGGCCGGCTCCATACCGGGGGTTGGTTTCCGCGGAGGGCGTGCCGGACGGCAGGCGTGCCGGACGGCACTCGCACTGACCCTGCGATGGGTGCGCGTTGATCGCGCGCCCCGTGGGGCTGGGCGTGCTATGCCCTCCTCGCTCAAGCCTCTCCACCCGGGGGTTGCTTTTCACCGGGGACGTTGGGATGCCCGGTGATAGGAACGATGGTGGTGGGGTGGGGAAGGGAAGACCGCGGGAAGAAAAGAAAGCGAGTGCGACGCGGTGCGAAGCGACTGGCACGAGTGGGGCGCAAGCGCGGTCTGTGACGGCGGTTGCGAGCCGAACCCGGGCGGACGGATGTTCTGGTCCATCGCCGTCATCGACTCGGTCGGCGATGTGATNGACTCGCATCGCGGCGAGCCGCCCGCGGACTACGACGGACCCAGAACTAGCAACGTGGCCGAGTACCTGGCCGCGATCGACGCAGCGAAGCTCCTCGCAGCGTACGACGGCCCGCGGCGCATCCTGACCGACTCGGCCGTTGTCCGGAGCGGCGTGAGATCCCGGCGGAGCCCCACGCCTCACCTCCAGGTGCTCCTTGCCGACCTGCTCCAGCTNCTCGACGCGCACCGTATCGCGGTCGAGTGGACGCCCCGCGCGCTGCCGGTTGCGCTGCTCGGCCACTGAACGGGACCGCACCCGACCGGCCGCATACCCGCCCACGCATCTCGCGTCGCGGCAACGTCTTCCACAACACCCGGGGCCAGGCGCCATGGCCACGGCCAACTCTCGTATGGGGCCACTGCGATTCGGAAACAAAATTTTGACGGCGCGATTTACGACGCCTGCCCGTCACGCTCTCTTGATTGTCGGACGATTTTGTCTCATCTGTTTGTGCGCGACCATTTCCTTCACTCGCGTCCACACCTAGGAGGCGATCATGCAAGAGTGTGCGGCTATACCCCAACCGTCCAACATGGTCCTCGTCGATCTCGATGCATATGACAGCGACGTGCGCGCGCTGATCGCGGCCGCGATCAAGAGGGCGGGCGGCGACCGATCCGGCTGGCCCACGGAGCTGACCGACGATCTCATCGCCCTCGTCGGGGCGGCGCAAGCGCTTGCCAGACAACGCCTCGGCGCCCCTTGCTCGGTAGCTCCCGCCGCCGTATAGTTTACTCAGCTGCGGGCGAGATCCGGGGCTGGGTGTCGTTCGCGTTGCCCCGGCGGGCAGGGTAGCCCCGGATCTCTCCCTGTGGGCCCTCCCGCCGGGGCGCGCACGGCACTCTCCCTCGTGGCGCAACTCGCCCTTTTCGCCCTCGCCTACGTCTTCATTGCTGCGCTCGTATACGAAGCACTGGAAGAGGCGGTGGGCCGGTGGGCTGCGCTGGCCGCAGGTGTGCTCTGGTTGCTCGTGGTCCTGCTCTACCCGCTCTTCTACGCGCTCGCCGCCGTGGCCCACCTCGGCCGCCTGGCCTGGGCCGAGTGGCAGGAGAGGCGCGGGAAGTAGCGTAACAACTCCTAGTTTGTGACCAGGTAGGCTGGTAGCCCCGCCAGGGCCGCCAGCCTTTTTCTCATCCCCGGGCCCGGGAGCAAGCATGCAAGATGGCTTCGAGATGATCGGGACCGCCGCCGAGGATGGCGTGCGGGTGACGACGCGCCAGGCACGACGCCGCCGCGAACGAGAGGCCGCAAGGCGCGCGGAGCGGATGAACACGTTCGTCGAGACGTTCGGCTCCGTACTAGGGGAGATTCTCAGGCCGATCCTTCAGACGATCGCGGCGGAGGTGATGCGGCGTACGGGACTCGGGCCGCCGCGCGCGGAGCTGTCGTTCGACTACGACCCGTCTGTTGACGTGTTCGGGATAAACATCGCGCTCGTCATTGGGCCCGAGCGCGATGACCGCGTAAGCAGCCGCGCCGAGATCGCGGGTGAGCTACTGATCGCCGACGACGGCGCATCGGGCCAGGCGTTCGCCGCCGCGATCAGAGAGGCGACGGCCAAGCTCTGGGACAGCGCGCTTGCCCTGGCTTCCCGCCGCGCTTCGCCGCTCTACGCCGAGTACGACCCGGATGCGGGGTTCTGAGCCCATGTCCATGCCCTTGCTCTTCCCGCCCGACCTCCTCGACGCCTTCCTCGCCGAGTATGAGCGGGCTTCAAGGGACCCGCTCAACTACGGGCCGGCGCCGCACGTCTTCCAGGAGATGCTCCACACAAGCCCGTCGAAGCTCACCGTCCTGGTCGCGGCGAACCGGCTTGGCAAGAGCTGGGCGGGAATGCGAGAGGTCCTTTGGCGGGCCACGATGACCCACCCGTACCGGGAGCCGAAGCCGATCAACATGGTCTGGTGCGGTTTCCCCTCCTTCGCCTTCTTCCGCGAGACGACTGGCCCGCACTTCTTCTCGCTCATGCCTCGCGACCGGCTCATCCAGTTCAACCAGAGCGAGTTCTGGGCGAAGGTCCGGCGCGCGGACGGCGGCGTCTGCACGATCTTCTTCAAGCCGTACGAGCAGGGGCGCGACAAATGGCAGGGCGCGGGCGTCGATCTCCTCTGGCTCGACGAGGAGCCGCCCGAGGACATCTACCGTGAGGGGCTCGCTCGCGTGATCGACCGAGACGGCGACGTGATCCTAACCTTCACGCCCGTCTCCGGCATGGGGTGGATCTACGACCGGATCTATCTCCCGGGCGTGGCCGAGCTGTCGAAGCCACTCGAAGAGCGCAAGATCAACATCATCCAGGCCGGGCTCGCAACGCGAGACCCCTCTCGCGAGTTCGAGGTTGGAGACCCACTCGTCCCACACCTCACCCGAGACCAGATCGTCCGTCTTGCCGCCGGAATTCCAGACCCCGACGAGCGTGCGATCAGGATCTTCGGCGAGTTCCGGGCCCGAAGCGGACTCGTCTACAAGCAGTTCCGCCCCGAGGTCCACCTCGTCCCCGCTTTCCCCGTACCCCCTCATTGGGAGGTCTGGGCCGGCCTCGACCCTGGCTATCACGGCTTCGCGGTCGTCTTCTTCGCCATGGGTCCGAGCGGGCGCGTCTACGTCGTGGACGAATACTTCTCCCAGGAAGAGCCGCTCGGCACCCGGCTCCAGGCGATTTGGACGAAGGCGAAGTCGATCCTTGCTGCCCGGGGCCCGAACGTCGCCGACGAACACCTCACGGTCTACGTCGACACCGAAGATCCGCAGATGGTCACGGAGGCGAACGTCTGGGCGGCCGAGCGCGGCCTTCCCCTCGCGTTCGCGAACCTGGAGCAGGGCAGGAAAGCCCGCCTTGCCGGGATCATGCGTGTTCAGGAGTTGATGACGCCAAGGCCCGAGCGGCCGACCCCGCCCGAAGTGCGGCGTCCGCGGCCCGAAGGAGGCGAGCCGCTCCTCTACGTCTTCGACTCCCTCGCCTCTCGCTGGCGGGACGGCGAGGACGTGATCGATGGATGTCGCCTGGTCTGGGAGATCGGCCGTTACCTCTGGAAGAGGCCACCAAAGAGCCGTCCTGGCGCACCGCCGCCCGATGATGCGGACGATGCGAGCGCAGGCGGCGCCCACGCACTCTCGGCGCTCCGTTACGGCATCATGGCTCGCCTTGCGGCGCCCGAGCCGCTACCGGAGCCCGACCCGGCCGATGCTGCAGGCCCCGACGCCTGGGTCTGGCAGCAGATCCGGGAGATCGCCGAGGAGGAAGAGACGGTCTGGTCGCTGGAGGACACATGAAGAGCACCTTCTACATCCAGTTCATCGACGACGACGGCAGCGACGCCGAGGTCTTCATCGAGGCGCCGAACGAAGACGTTGCGCGCAGGGCGATCGGACCCCGAAGGATCGAGCGCATCGTCGACCTGGGGACGACAGGGCTCGTCACGCGGACGGACGAGTCGGCCCTGCACCAGATGGCTAGTCGCATCGTTGATGAGGACGTATGGCGTACCTGAATGCGGACGTACCACGATTCGAGTGCCTGGTCCGGCGCGAGTACCTCTACAACCTGGAGGCGCATCACGGCGAGGTCGAGCCCGTCGTCGTCTTCGGCCTCGCCTCGCGCCCTGGCTACGCGCTCGGTTTCCATGTGATGACCAGCTCGGGCGCGCTCATCTGGCGGCTCCCCATCTCGGCGCTCGTAACGAAGGAAGACGCCCCGAACCTCCCGCTCGATTATCTCCAGCTCTGGGATGCGATGTCGGCCGACGTGAGCGTCCACGAGTTCGCGTGGCTCTCGGGTGCGCGGGTCCAGGTGCTGCTCAAGGACCGGAAGTGGTATCCGGGCCGCTACCGCTTCACGGTCGACTGGACGGGAAGCCCCGAGGCCGACAATCCGGGCGACATCGGCCACAAATGCGCGCACCTGATCGAGCTGGACTGCGGTTGCTTCGCGCTCCAGCCGAACAACCGCATTCTCTGGGCTTCGCCCTCGTTCGTCTCTCGGCCGTTCGCGGAGCGGCCTGACTACAAGACGAACACACATGTCTGGAGATGCGAGACCGCGCGCCGCTGGGCGACCGAAGAGAGTGACCGGATGTTCTACGACACCACGGAGGAGGAATGACCGAGGTCGTACTCTTCGCACTCGGCGCCTTCGCCGGATGCTTCACGGCCCGAAGGCTTTACCAGCGCGGCGCCGAGTATTGGGAGCGCAGGGCCAAGGAGCTGGAACAGCGCGAGCGAGACCTGCTCCGAACCGTCCTCGATCTGCGCCGCCAGGGTTACGAAGCGCCGCCACGCGACGAGGAGTGGCCGCCCTTCGTCATGGACGACGAGTACAACGCCCGGGTCGCCGAGGAGCGGGAGGCCGCGGGCGTGGCACACGATGAGTTGGTCCGGTTGGTGATCCCAGACTGAGGCTTGCTCGTAAGCGCTGACCTGTTACGTTAAAAAAAGAGGGCCCGGGGTTACGGTCAGCACCGCGCCCCGGCTGGCCCCGACCGGCGAAGACGCCGGGCCCCCGGGCCCCACCATGATCGAAGCCGCTAGGTAAGCTGCGCCTCTTCGTAGGCTGCGGCTTTTTTGTTTGGACCAGGGTGTAGATGGCCGTAGACCCGATTCGACTTCCTAACTCGGTGTCCGACGGCACGCTGCCGGAGTATCCGGACGGCGATGATCTGGCACCGGAACGCTACGCTGAGTACACCCGTGCGCTCTGGGACGAGCAGGAGGAGGCACTTCGGCCGCTCCACCAGGTCTGGCTCCAGAACCTGCTCTTTCTCTCGGGCCGGCAATGGTGGAAGTACAACCCGGTCACGGGCACCTTCGGGCCGGCGCGTGTCCCACCCTGGCGCAAGCAGCCGGTCTCGAATCTCTCGCTTGCGTTCTTCCGCACGTTCCTCGCCAAGGCGACGCGAGTCCGCCCCGCCTGGCAGGTTGTCCCCGCCTCGACCGACCCGGAAGACGTGAAGGCGGCCGAACTCGCCGACGACGTGCTCCAGGCGAAGTGGCTTGAGCTGCGGCTCAGCCGCACGCTTCGCCAGGCAGTCGCATGGACGATCGTCACCGGCAACGCTTTCCTCTACCCCTACTGGAACAGCGACACCGGCAAGCTGGAGCCGCTCTACGTCGAGCGCGAAATCCCGAAGTACGACGAGAACGGGATGATGATCGGCACCGAACTCGCCCTGGTCCCGGCCGACGAGAACGGTGACCCGATCCTCACCGCGGATGGAACCTACGACCTGAACGCGGAACCGGCGCTCGTTGACCGCGGCGACGTCGGCGTTCGCGTCTACAGCCCCTTCCAGGTCCGCGTCAACGCGGACGCGGAGACGGATGAAGACGTGACCGTCGTCATGATCGCCGAGGCGGTCACGCTCCGCGAGCTGTACGACACCTATCCGGAGCTTGCCGGAGAGATCATCGCCGAGGACACAAGCGAGCTGGAGGACTACGACCGGCTCTTCATGGCGATCACAGGCGGCGCCGACACCCATATCACAAGCGGCGCCGACACCCGAGACCGCGAGATTCCGAAGGCGCTCGTCATCCACTACCACGAGCGGCCGAGTCCGCGGTACCCGCGGGGCAGATACTGGGTTGTGGCGGGAAGGAACGCGCTCCTTGTCCCACCCGGGCCGCTGCCCGAAGGGGTTTGGCCGCCCGTCGTCCACCTGACGGACATCCCCTTCCCTGGTCGCTATTACGCCATGGCGACCATGGAGAGCATCGTTGGTCTCAACCGCGAGTACAACGAGATCAACGGCGCGATCGCCGAGCACCACGAACGTATGCTCAAGGGCAAGTGGATCGTGGAGAAGGGCACGGGCGTCAAGAAGGGGATGATTACGGACGCGCCGGCCGAGGTGATCCAGGTCAACACCGGCTTCATCAACGGGATCAAGCAGATCGACCTGAAACCGTTGCCGGAGGCGGTCTACCGCGAGCGCGATCGGGTGCTCAACGACTTCGAGCTGGTCTCTGGCATCCACAAGATCTCGATGGGTCGGCCGCCGCCGGGGGTGACCGCCGGGGTCGCGTTCCTCCAACTCCAGGAGGCGGACGATACCGATCTGGGGCCGTTCCTCGCGATGCTGGAGGAGTCGGTCGCACAGCTCGCCGGCGCGATCCTCCAGATCATCAAGGAGCGCTACGACGAGGAGCGCTTGATCCATGTCGTGGGCCCCGACCGGCGTTTCCTTGCGAGGAGCTTCAAGGGCGCCGACCTCGCCGGCGCGGTCGACGTCGTGCCGGTGGCCGAGTCCAGCTTCCCGTGGTCGAAGACGGCCCGTCAATCCATGCTCCTGGAGATGGCCGCGCGTCTTCCGGCTCTGTTCGTCGACCCGGAGACAGGCCAGTTCGATGCGGCGCGCTTCGCCCGGCTGCTCCCGATCGGGGGTCTGGAGTCGATCGCGGCGTATCAGGACCTCGACGTGCAGGAGGCGATGCGCGAAGAGGAGATGTTCGAGCACTACGGCATCGAATCGAACGAGCTGCCGCAGGTCGAGTTCTGGCAGGACCACGAGGTCCACTACCGCCAGCACACGCGAGTCTTGAAGAGCGCCCGCTTCCGCGACTGGCCGCCTGAAAACCAGGCGCTGTTCCTGGCTCATGTCCAGGAGCACGACCGCAGGCGCGCCATCGCACGGGCGACCGGAACCACGAGTCCCGCGGCCCAGGAGATGGCACAGGCGGCGGGCGCAGGACAAGCGGTTGGCTCCACTCCGAATCCGAATGCGCCGATCCCGGAGGTGATCGCCGAAATAACAGGCCTTAGGCCGCCCGCCGCGCCACGGGGCCGTGATGCGCCCGCACCGCCCCCGGGCGAGCCGGGTCCGCTCCAGGGGATAGGCGACCCACTCGCCGAGGCGGGACGGGTCTTCCCCGGACCTGAGTGACCTGGGCCCTTGACTCCAACGGAGCTTAGGGCCTATATGAGAAATAGATACGCTGCCAGGTAGGCCGGGACACCCCCGATTTCGGGGCCCCGGCCGTTTTCATTCACGGGAGCTACACCATGCACGAGTTCGAAGGCCAGGACCTGCTCCCCACCGAGGTACTCGCGAAGCACCTCGGACCGGACACGAGCGGGTACGAGGCGAGCTTCCCTAGGCCGGCGGCCGAAGCCGAGTCGCCCGAGTCCGACTCCGAGGACACCCCGGAGGACCCCGACGCCGACGAGGCCGAGGACACTCCTTCCGGGCCCGAGGAGGAGGACACGGACACCGACGAGGACGAGGCTGGGGACGAAGAGCCGGAGGAAGGCGAGGAGGAAGCCGAGGACGAGGTCGAAGAGACCTCCGAGGAGAGAGAAGACGACGACTTCCTTCCGCCATTTGATCGCAAGGAGATCGAGAAGCATCCGGAACTCCGGAAGGCGTACAAGCACATGCGCGCCGCCTTCACCCGGAAGATGCAGGAACTCGGGGAGAAGGCGCGGCGGGCAGACTTCCTGGAGCGGGAGTTCATGGAGTTCCAGGCCCGGCTCCGGGACGACAAGGGCGCCGAGGAGTTCCTGGTCCAGGTCGCGCTCGCGCGGCCGGAGGTCTTCGAGCGGGCCTACGAGCGAGCCGTGCGTCTCGCCGAGAACGAGGAGGAGCGCAACCTCTTCATCCGTGAGCAACAGCTCCGGCAAAAGGAGCGCGAGGCGGAACTCCGCCGCATGGAGATGGAGGCCCAGCGCATCCAGGCGCGGGCCCAGGAGATCACCGCTACGATCACGCGGCTCGGCAAAGCGGCGGGGCTCGTCGGCGACGATCTGGAGCTGGTCGAGCGGCTCGTCGTCGCCAAGATCAACGAAAACCGCGTGAAAACCGGCAAGGCCGACGTGACGGATGAGGAGATCCAGGAGGCGGTGGATACCGCACGACGCCTCCTCCAGCGGCGTGAAGGCACGCTCGCAAAGAAGCTCCAGAAGGAGCGTGATGCGAAGGTCAAGGCCCTCGCCGCGAAGGCGAAGGAGAAGCGACCTGCGCCGCCTAGGGCAACGAAGTCGCCCGGGGTAAAGCCGAAGAAGATCGGTCCTCCGCCTCCCGGCGTCGACCCGCTCGACCACGCGCTGGACTCGCTCCTCGGTCTCCACGAGGCGTAGACGAGACAGAACAGAAAGCCAGGTAGGCCGCAGCCCTTTGGGGCACGCGGCCTTTTTTCGTGAGGTAACGAGCGATGTCGCGTCAGGTCATCTACGATCGTGGAGGTCTAGCTTCCACCATCGACGGCATTCTGAAGGACGACTACGTCCTTCAGCAGATCATCGACGTAATCAACCGCTCGACGGTGCTGTTCAGCCGTCTGCGTACGCAGGCGACGACACACGGGCGGAAGTTCGTCTTCTCGGTCCAGCTCGGGACCAGCCAGGGCGTCGGTGCCCGGCCGGAGAACGTGCAGCTCCCGAACCCGGGGTTCGGGGAGTACGAGCAGGCCTACGGGAACGTCAAGTACCTCTACTCGACGCTCTACATCACCGGGCCTGCGATCGAGGCCACGCGCGGCAACCGCGCCGCGTTCGCCGATGCGCTCAAGCAGGCGCTCAAAGACGCGCGTGACGGGCTCAAGCTCGACATGCAGCGCCAGATCTGGGGCGACGGCAGCGGCTGCCTGGGCACGGTCGCGGAGGCGGTGTCCGGCTCGAACACGGTCCGCGTTACCAACCCCTATGGGCTCACCTACCACGCGAGCGAGCCGCCCACGCCCGAGCAGTCCGTCCGGCTCTTCAAGCGGCACATGAGCCTGTTCTTCGACGGTTCGACGCCGGTGGTCGCGAAGGTGACGGGGGTGAACCCCTCGGCGGGCACGATCACGCTCGACCAGAATGTCACGGTCGCCCAGGGCGTGAGGATCTACCGCGGCGACAGCGGCGCGTTGAACAACAAGGACGGGGAGCTGCTCGGGCTGCCGGCCGCGATCAGCGCGACGGGTACTTACCTCGGGATCGACCGTACCGGCACGCCTGAGTGGCAGGGCCACCTGGTCGACTGCGACGGTCCGCTGAGCCTCCAGGCGATGCGTGCCGTGGTCGACACGATCTCGATCTACGGCACCTCCGAGCCGGACCTTATCATCACGGACCACCTCACCCGGAGCCGCTACGAGGCGCTGCTCACCTCGCTCAAGCGCTTCGTGAACCCCATGCAGCTTGAGGGCGGGTTCAAGG